AGTTAAACATATCTTCACTAGTAACCTGCTTAGGCAAACTGCTCTTGACAGTCTGCAAGGCCGCGGCCCAAGTCAAATCTTTACTCCGGTCATAAGTCTACCAGAATTAGAAGCACTAGTCTACAACTGGACATTCTTCGAAACTAATATTCACAGTCGTTCATACAGCCACATTATCCGCAACATCTACAACGTGCCGAAAGAAGTGTTCAACACAATTCACGACACTAAAGAAATCGTAGATATGGCAAGTAGTGTAGGCAAATATTACGACGACTTACATAAAATTAATTGTATCAAAGAAGCAGGCTTTAATGACACAGAAGAAAATCACATCAAAGCAATTTATCTAGCACTACATGCCAGTTATGCATTAGAAGCATTCCGCTTCATGGTATCATTCGCTACTAGTTTAGCAATGGTTGAGAACAAGATCTTTATCGGTAACGGTAACATTATCAGCTTGATCCTGCAAGACGAGTTGTTACACAAGGGATGGACTGCTTTCTTGATTAATCAAGTAGTTAAAGAAGATACTCGATTTGCTAAGGTAGCACAAGAGTGTCAAGAAGAAGTGCTACAGATTTATCGAGATGTTATTGCGGAAGAAAAAGCATGGGCTGACTACTTGTTTAAGAAAGGTCCAGTTATTGGATTAAATGCAAACATTCTAAAAGACTTTGTTGACTATACTGCTGTTGGCGCACTGAAGGATATCGGTATTAAGTATTGGAATCCAGCACCAAAAACAACTCCTATTCCTTGGTTCAACAAGCACAGCGATACTAGTAAAAAACAAACAGCACTACAGGAAAGTGAAAGTACCAATTATGTTATCGGAGTAATGTCCGATGCGATTGATTACGACGAGCTTCCTGCATTATAATTAAAATACTATAAAGGATATTTCATGAAAGCGGTAGTATGGAGTAAAGATCATTGTCCTTTCTGCGATCAAGCTAAAAACTTGCTCAAGATGAAAGGCATTGAATTCGAAGAAAAGAAAATTGGCCACGGCTATACTAAAGAACAACTTTTAGAAGCTGTGCCAACAGCAAGAACTGTCCCTCAGATTTTTCTAGATGATAAATTAATTGGCGGATTTGCAGAATTAAAAACACACTTACAAGGATAAAATATGTTAATCGATAAAGGCGTTACAGTTGGTGAAGTTATCACACTTAAACTAACCAGCGGAGAAGAAATTGTTGCCAAAATGGTAGAAGAAACTGCTACCTATTACAAACTGGTAAAACCAATGGTCATTGGTATGGGACCAAAAGGCCCAGGACTGATGCCTTACTTGTTTACAGTTAGCCCAGAGAAAGAGGTTAAACTTCTTAAGTCTACTGTTACTGTATGCGAAGCTACAGACAAAGGCTTTGCTGATCAATTTGTAGAACAAACTACCGGCATTAAATTAGCATAAATATCCTATAAAGGGAGAATATTATGCCATTAGTCACCGCAACGTTCAGCACAGGCGGCAACGTAGTTATTAACGATGCAGTCGAAGTAGCTTTGCTAACTGCCATCGAGACACTATTAATAGAGCATTCAGTAGCTTCTGTTAATATTCCTGGAACTCCTGCAGCTAATATGGCAGTTATTGCTGGGTCTGTCAACGACATTGCGGCGCTAATGACAACTATGATTGCCGAGCAGAAAAAAACTAATAACAGCATTGGGAATTTGGTAGCATCGTTAAGTAGCATAAATGCGAACCTTGGGACTGCGGTTACAACTAGTCAGCTATCTTACATAGAACAGACTAAACAAAATGCATTCCTGAAACAAACACAAAATGATGCACTTCAACGTGCAGGGCTTCCTCCAACACAGGTCACACCTGGTGCTGTTCTAGCTCAAATAGAAACTACTGCAAGTGACATGGTTAACTTTAACTTACAATCAAGTGTAGCAGGACTTACACAAAAAGGTTTAAATTTTGTAGGCGGTCTAGCAACAGATGGATTGACTTATGTATACGGTAAAGCAGCCACTTATGTTGTAGAGTCGGCAGTTGGACAAAAAGTTACAGCTCTATGGAACAAGATATTCCCACCAACTAAACAAATTACAGTTGAAACCAATTCTGTTGGAAGAGCAACGTTTGTTGGCCAGTTAGCAACTAAGCCTATTCCACCAGATGTTTCTCAATATGTATCGACATGAGTAAAGACAGCGTAGCTAGGGCAGGTAAAGATACTGCCAATCGATCCATATTAACAACTGGTTCCACAGATGTGATTACAAATGATGTAAGCACAGTCTTTGCTACTAGTGTAAATGCAGTTGGGGATATGGTTGTAGCACCGTCCACAACTGTGTTCGTCAATGACAAAGGTATTGGCCGTGAAAGTGACGGCATGAGCAACGGCACCCTTATCGAAATGGGCAGTACAAACGTATTCGCCGGAAAATAACTCCACCAAAAATTTTGACAATAAGTATTGTAAGCTGTTACATTAGTAACAGAGTGACACACTCACCATTAAAGGAGATAAAAATGGCACAAAATAGACATCAAGAATTCACAGCAATCGTAGAGGCAATGGAAGGCGACTTTGAAAAGTTTTACGACAAAGAAGTTGGCGCTGCAGGTACCCGTGTACGCAAGCACCTACAGGAACTAGCCAAACTTTGTAAAGAAGTTCGTAACGACGTTACTGCAACCAAAAACGCTCGCAAAGAAGCATCAGCCAAGTAATAAATACCAAACAAGGAGTTTGGTATGGCGTACAGCGACAAAGTAATTGATCATTATGAAAACCCACGTAATGTAGGAAGTTTTGATAAGAACGATCCAACAGTCGGCACAGGTATGGTAGGAGCACCGGCCTGTGGCGATGTAATGAAGCTGCAGATTAAAGTAAACGAGTCAACAGGTATAATTGAAGATGCCAAGTTTAAGACTTATGGTTGCGGAAGTGCTATTGCAAGCAGTTCACTGGTCACTGAATGGGTTAAGGGTAAAACACTTGACCAAGCAGGACAGATTAAGAATAGTGAGATTGCAGAAGAGCTTGCGCTCCCTCCGGTTAAAATACATTGTTCTATCCTAGCAGAAGATGCCATCAAAGCCGCAGTAAATGATTACCGTAACCGACACAGCTCGACAAAAGATCAAGCAACTGATTGAGCGCCGAGGTAAAGGTGTCGGCATACGCCTAGGAGTTAAGACCACTGGATGCAGCGGTCTTGCTTATACACTAGAATATGTGGACACATACGAACCTGAAGTTGGCGTTACTAATTTTGCACAACCAGAATTTGTTGTTTTGGTTGACGCAAAGTCCCTAGTGTACATGAATGGACTAACAGTTGATTGGGTTCGAAACGGACTCAATGAAGGATTTGAGTTTCAAAATCCAAACGAGCGAGATCGTTGCGGCTGCGGCGAGTCATTCAGAGTTTAAATCAAAGGTACTTGACATAGTTTTGGTATTATTATATAATACTGAAATAGTCATTACTTTTGGAGAAAATTATGAGTATGCATTTGGAAGGCCCGTGGTTGTCAACTACAGGCAAAAAGAAAGGCAAACAAAAATTTCGATCAGCAGAACATGCTAGAAAGGCCAGAGAATTGGACGAAAGCTGGAAAGAATTACAGAAAAAATGGGCTATAGAAGCCGAAGACAAAAAACGCAAACGCGGTTTGGCTGCACCTTCTATGAATCCAGTGGTAAACAAGCCCTTTATTAGAGATACAGGGCCGCGGATTGCAAGTTTGCCTTTTACCGGTGGTGCTTGTACAAAACCAGCCGAAAAAGTTTATACTGGCACTAACATTGTTGGCATTGCAACCATGCACAAAAGTAACGCTGTGCCCGTTTTTAGTGCAGATGATGCTAAAGATATTAGCAAAATGCGCAGGTAAGGTAAAAACTTATGTTTTTATCCCAGTCGCATAGGCATAACTATATATTGTACCTCAAAGGTTGGGGTACATTAAGCAGTAGGCTTTTAACGCATGAGGAGATGTATCGGAGCCGTTTATTAAAAGTGTCCCTAGCGAGGACTCATCCAGCGTAAAGGAGAAAAAGATGATACGCATCATTAAATTTGTAGTATTTGCACTAGCCGTTGTGTTAGTTGCGTTAGGTGGTTATAAAGCAGTAACATATAAATTAGAGACCCTAAAGACTGCTAGAATCGCCGTAAGCCCAGTTACAGCAGAAATGAGACAGAAACAATTAGACTGTCTTGCTCGTAACATTTATCATGAAGCAGGCTATGAGCCATTTGAAGGCAAAGTAGCGGTTGCACAAGTTACAATCAATCGTGCAGAAAGTGGACAATTCCCAAGTGACATCTGCAAGGTTGTTTATCAAAAGAACGTTATATACGAAAAAGTTCTTTGCCAGTTTAGCTGGTATTGCGAAAGTGCTAGTTTGAAAAAACCTATGAACGGTCCGGTATATATTGAAAGTATGGAAGTGGCAAAGAAAGTTCTATTAGAAGGATTTAGACTTCCTTCAGTAAAAGATGCACTATACTTTCATGGGGATTATATCAACCCTGGTTGGAAAAGAGAACGAGTAGCAAAAATTGGTCGACATATCTTTTATAAGTGAGAACACATATGAATACAGAAACAGTAACCGTTTCAATTAAGAAGTTTTTCCATGATCTTTTTGACTTGGATCTTTGGGTCAAAAATATCAAAGAACATGCACCACACATCAGCGCAGAAACTGCTGGATGGGTAGCTGTTGTACTCCTACACATGGCTACTATTCCAACTATGATTGCTATTCTAACAGGATTAACTGAAAAGATGCCTCCTGTTGATATGGTGCTTTTTAGCTGGCTAGGACTGTTCCTATTCTTTATGAAAGCTACTATTCAAAAAGATTTGCTTAATATTGTTACTATCGGGCTTGGGTTTTTTATCCAAGCGGCCTTGCTGGCTTTGATAGTTTTCAAGTAAAATAGCGATAAATACAAGATAACTTAGGAGCATAATATGCCATCAGGATTCGTACAAGATTCAAATCAACTTAGCCCAAACTTTTATCGTGTTGTTTGGGTAGCAAGCACCGGCACATACGCCACTGCTGACGGTAACGATAACGGCGCAATTGGCCCAACTAGCTCAGACAACGTTGGCTCAGGTGCAAACCAAATTTCTGCAAAACCAACCACATTAGCGGCTGGTAAACGCAGAGCTCGCGGTAACATGAGATTCCGCAATGTGATCAATCGCTTATCTGGTCTAGCAGACTGCCAGATCCTAGACATTGAAGTTGGCGGTCAAACAGACGGTGATAGTCAGCCAACAAGTTTGGCATTCACTGTTAAGTTCGATCGTGACGCAGGTGTGTTAGATGCAGTTAAAAACCAAATCGGTTCACCTTACACCGGTGCTGATGGTTCTACAACAATCACAACTGCCGCATTAGCCATCAAAGATCAATTTGTAAGAGGCTTCCGTGACGCAACTACAGCAAACGTTCGTGTGCTAGACGGTACAGCAGGAACAGATAACATGTTGTCTATTACTGTTGCTGCGCCAGACAGCGGTGCTGACATCTGGGCAGACACTACTGTTACACGCATTGACGGTACTGAAGTCGTTACAACAGACGAATCAGGCGCAGCAGAATAAGGATACAAATGATTCTAGCCTGGTTACTACTTCTAACTGGCTTAATAATATCTGCGGTAGCGATCTATTACTCAGTAGTAGGTCTTACCGCAATATTTTCTGCCGCCGCCATTCCAATTATTATCATGGGCTCGGCCTTGGAGGTTGGCAAGTTAGTCTGTGCCAGTTGGTTAAAGGCCAATTGGGAACGTGCTCCACGTTTCATGAAGTACTACATGATTACCGCAGTAATGGTTCTCATGTTAATAACCAGCATGGGTATCTTTGGCTTTTTAAGTAAAGCACACAACGACCAAAACTTAGTAAGTGGCGATGTTCAAAGCAAGATTGCTATCTACGATGAAAAAATTAAAGTAGCAAAGGAAAACATCGATGCAAATCGCAAAGCACTCAAACAAATGGATGAGGCTGTGGACCAAGTTATGGGTCGAAGTCAAGACGAAAAAGGTGCGGACAAGGCAGTTGCGCTACGTAGAGCACAGGCCAAAGAACGCACTAGATTACTTTCTGAGATTACCGCCGAACAGAAAATTATTAGCCAACTTAGTGAAGAACGGGCACCCATCGCCGCTGAAGTACGTAAGGTGGAAGCAGAAGTTGGTCCGATAAAATATATTGCTAAATTTGTCTACGGCGATCGAGGCGCAGATGAAAACATGCTGGAACGTGCAGTAACTTGGATCATTATCCTTATTGTTATTGTGTTCGATCCACTGGCAGTTATCATGTTACTGGCCGCTCAAATGACCTTTGGGTGGTATAGAAACAGTCAGCCTAAAGAAGAACAGTATCCTACAATAGCAGACTTGGATCGCGATGTAGGCGAACCACCAACAGAAGAAGAAAAAAGGCAACTAGAAGAGGCAAATGATAGGCAACAGGATGTTCAACCCGTCAGCTCAAAATGGCCATTCCCATCAGCGAGTAAACCAGAACAAGTTCCAAGCGAAACACCGTCGACTGCACTAGGAGGTGATATAACAGCGCCGGAGGAAAAGCCAACAGAAGTGGTAGAAGAGATACCACTCGAACAATGGAACAAAATGATTGCGGAAGCTGAACGTGCAGTTGAAGAAGAAAAGAAGGCAGCTTTGGAAATTGATCTACCTCATGTAGAAGAAACAGAAGAGTCAAAAAAAAAGACATACATGACCAAGGACGAACAGGGACAGATACAGATCAAGAACCGGTCATAAAAGGCTACGTTCAAAATGCTGAACAGTCAGAAGGCACTATATGGGCAAAGATTAATCAAGCAAATATGAAGCCTAAAGACGAAATGTACAGGCTATACGACTTTGACAAATTTAATGATTTAATTATAGACAAGTTTACTGACCCAGCGTTATATCAGTTTGTTGAAGAAACAAAAACCCGTGGCCCTAAATTTGCCAATTATAGCCAAGAACGGCTGAAAGAATTCGTAAATAGAATATATGAACTTAGGAAAAATAACCCTAATTACACCTCCAGATAAGTTGTTCAATTTGAATTTAAGTTATCTGCTAGTTAAACCATCCAATTCTGTTAAACAACAGTTTCAAACTATTCTAAGTAAAAGCATCGATGATCTTAATGTTTTTATTTTCGACGAAAAAGAAACAGACATTGCTTGGATGCTTAGTGTTGCACAGCAAGTTGATGTCGTGGTAATTGATGTAGATAACTGCGACCCAACGACTAAAAGTTTTATCACATTTCTGTTGGCGCAACCCAATGCACACTATATAACATTAGATGAAACTACTCCTTACAATCTAATAAGCAAAAATAGAATTTGGGATTTAGAAGGAATAGTTGAACAATTCACACAAGAGGAAGATGAAGATGATGAACCACAAGACTAAAGGTACTGGCGTTACTGTAAAGGATAACGAAAATATCAATCAGGCTTTGCGTAGATTCAAAAGAAAAGTTGAAGATGCAGGTATTTTGGACACACTACGTAAAAAAGAATTTTACGAAAAACCAACCACAGCACGTAAACGTGCCAAAGGTGCAGCCAAAGCTCGTTGGCGCAAGAAGCTCGAAAAAGAGTCATTACCACCAAAACTCTATTGACATTGTTAACATTATCTGTTAAACTATATACTCTAAAATAACGAAAGAGTGTATGGCTAATACAGACGTAATGATTGACTTAGAAACATTGGCGACATCAACCGATGCCGCCATTCTTACGATTGGAGCAGTAAAGTTTGATCCATTTGGTAGAGATGTTGCAGAACCCGCAATGGACAGTTTTTATGTTAGAGTAGATTTGGACAGTTGTCATGAGATTGGTTTAGTTACCAACGACGATACCATAGCATGGTGGGCTCAACAGGATAAGGCAGTTCAAGACGAAGCATTTAGTGAAGGTGCAGACAGACTGCATATTCGAGATGCAATGGAAAGATTGTACAAATTCTGTTGGGGTGCAAAACGTGTATGGAGCAACGGCGCAGCCTTTGACGTGCCAATTTGCGAAACTGCCTTCAAGCGTGTAGGCAAAGCCATTCCTTGGAGCTTCTGGCAAGTTCGCGATGTGCGTACAGCATTTGATTTAGGAATCAATCCTAATCGTCCGCCTGTTACCAAGCATCATGCACTAGAGGATGCGTGGAATCAGGCAGTAGGTATTCAGAACGTTTACAATACCCTACGTAGTTGTTCAACATACGATGGTAAATTTGTAACCCCATTTAGTAACGAAAGATAAGGATGAAAACTCTTGAAACTGTTTCGGGTAGAAAAATTAATGTCACAGACCCAGATCCTAGCACTATTGAAATCAGCGATATTGCTTGGAGCCTTAGTAGGATGCCTCGTTTTAGCGGTCATTCTATCCCTTACATTCCCTATTCCGTTGCCCAACATTGCATACAAGTAGCAAAAGAATTAGCACCGCACGGAGAGCGTATTCAACTTCATGGTCTACTACACGATGCAGCTGAAGCCTACATTAATGACCTTCCTAGTCCTGTAAAGCATATTCCTGAAATACATGCCGTGATTAGTAAGTTAGAGGATCGACTGATGCTAACTATATATGAATCACTAGGCATTGCACCTCCTACTAAGGAAGAAGAAGCTATCGTTAAAATTGCAGACAAGCATCAGCAGGCAGTAGAAGCATATAACTTCATGTACAGCAGAGGTAGCGATTGGAACTTGCCTAAAGTTACTTTTAAACGATTACAAGAATTTGAACAACCGCTGACCAGCATTAAAGCATACGATTCTTACCTAGAATTTTTTGAAATTTTACTTGAAAAAGTTAAAAAATCAGATAATCAGGTATAAATAAAAATGTAGAACGCTTCGGGTTCTATTAAATTCTTGCTTAAAATTAAGGAGATAAAAATGAGCAAAATCATAGGTATTGACCTTGGCACCACTAATAGTTGCGTTGCCATTCTAGAAAACGGCGTAGCCAAAGTTATTGAAAACAGCGAAGGCGCCCGCACTACACCATCAATCGTTGCGTACACACCAGATGAAATCTTAGTTGGTGCTACAGCAAAACGACAAGCAGTTACAAACCCAAAGAATACAATTTATGCCGCCAAGCGTTTAATTGGCCGTAAGTTCTCTGAGAAAGAAGTTCAGAAGGACATCGACCTAATGCCTTACTCAATTGTACAGGCTAAGAACGGAGATGCTTGGATTAAGGCACAAGACAAGGAACTGGCACCTCCACAGATCAGTGCAGAAGTTCTGCGTAAAATGAAAAAGACCGCGGAGGATTATCTAGGTGAAAGTGTTACAAAGGCTGTTATCACAGTTCCAGCATATTTTAACGACAGCCAACGACAAGCTACAAAAGACGCTGGCCAAATCGCAGGCTTGGAAGTACTGCGTATTATTAACGAGCCTACTGCTGCAGCTCTTGCGTATGGCGTTGATAAGTCTGATAAAAAAGATAGGAAAGTGGCTGTTTATGACCTTGGTGGTGGTACATTCGACATCAGCATCATTGAAATCGCGGATATCGAAGGCGATAAACAAATCGAAGTTTTAAGCACAAACGGCGATACATTCCTCGGTGGTGAAGACTTTGATCAACGCATCATGGATCATCTCTGCGATGAATTTAAGAAAGAGAATGGTATCGACCTTAAGTCGGACATGTTGGCCCTACAACGTCTAAAAGATGCTGCGGAAAAAGCCAAGATTGAACTATCTAGTTCGCAGAGCACAGACATTAACCTGCCATACATTACAGCAGACGCTACTGGTCCTAAGCACATGAACGTTAAACTAACTCGTGCTAAGTTTGAAGCAATGGTTGAAGACTTGATTCAACGTTCAATTGAGCCATGCAAAGTAGCAATGAAAGATGCAAACGTTACAGCCAACGACATTACAGAAGTTATCTTGGTCGGTGGCCAGACACGTATGCCTAAAGTTCAAGAAGCAGTTGAGAAATTGTTTGGTAAAACTCCGCGTAAAGATGTTAATCCAGACGAAGCAGTTGCCGCAGGCGCTGCTATTCAAGGTGCTGTTTTAGCTGGTGACAAGACAGACGTTCTGTTACTTGACGTTACTCCTCTAAGTCTTGGTATTGAAACAATGGGCGGTATCTTTACTAAACTAATTGAAAAGAATACAACTATCCCAACCAAAAAGTCACAGACTTTCTCAACGGCAGAAGACAATCAACCTGCTGTTGATATTAAAGTAGCACAAGGTGAACGCGAGTTGTTCAAGTACAACAAGATGCTTGGAGAATTCAAACTAGATGGCATCAATCCTGCACCACGCGGTATGCCGCAGATTGAAGTTACCTTTGATATTGATGCTAACGGTATCATGAACATCAGCGCCAAAGACAAAGGTACTGGTAAAGAAAACAAAATTACAATTAAATCAGATAGCGGTCTAAGCAAAGACGATATCGAGCGTATGATCAAAGAAGCAGAAGCAAATGCCGAAGCCGATAAGAAAGCTCGTGAGTTAATCGATGCTAAGAATCAATCTGAAAGTGCTGTACATAGCATCAAAAAAGACTTTGAAGAATTTAAAGATCAGCTTACTGAAGAAGAGCGTAGTAAATTTGAAGAGTCTTTAAAAGGTGTTGAACAAGCACAAAGCGGCGAAGATGTTGAAGCTATCAACAAAGCCGTTCAAACAATGTTTGAGTCAGCTGGTCCTGTGTTTGCCAAAAAACAAGCCAAGGCCAGTGCTGAAACAGCCCAACCAACCGAGGGCGAACAAACCGTTAATGCGGAGTTCAAAGAGGTTGATAAGAAAGACTAATGGTCTTATAATAAAAATGTAGGGTGCCGATGGTCGGGCCCTACACAATCTTGCTTAATTAAGGAGATATAAAATGACACAATTAAGAACTATTGATACTAATGCTTTAGCTCAGCTTAACAGAGCCCTTGTAGGTTTTGATCGTATTTTCAATGATCGTTTCTTTGAAACACGAACAAACAACTACCCTCCATATAACATTGTAAAATACAGTGATAATAATTATGGAATTGAAGTTGCAGTTGCAGGTTTCGACAAATCAGAAATCACAGTCGAAGTTGATCAAGATCAACTGACAATTAAAGGTGAAAAAGTTAAGTCTGATTCTGAAGTAGAATATCTGCACAGAGGGTTGGCTGCACGTGACTTTGAACAAACATTTACTCTAGCTGAGTACATGGAAGTCCGTGGTGCAGAAGTCAAGGACGGTATGCTAAAAATTGACATTGAGCGTATTGTTCCAGAAGCACTGAAGCCGCGCCAAATTGAGGTTAAATAATTTGTAAAACACAGGGGGAGGCAACTCCCCCATTTTAGAAAGAGAATAGAATGCCTGGTACAGATATCCAACTAGACGAGAAAATCAAAGTAAAAGTTGCCGAACCAAAAAACTGGAAGGTAATTTTACTCAACGACGATTCAACTCCTATGGAGTTTGTAATTTCTATTTTGGTAGAAATCTTTAAACATACCTCAGACACTGCCAGAGATATAATGTTTCAAGTTCACGAAACTGGTAGCGGTATTGCAGGCGTTTATAGTTTTGAAATTGCCGAAGCCAAAGCTGTAGAAGCAACACACCAAGCACGTTCAAACGGCTTCCCCTTACAAATTAAGTTGGAGGAAGAATGAGCTTAAAAGAAGCAACACACGAACAGCATCGTCGAGCAGAAACAAGACCATTTGTAAAAATACTGTTTTCTGGAAAAATAGATCCAAAACTCTACGCAACATATCTCAAGAATCAGCACCCAATGTATGAAGTGCTAGAAGCCTGCGCTATGCCACACCAGCTGTTGCATGGTATCCCAGATATTCGTAGAGCTCCTGCAATTTTAGAAGATTTTATCGAATTGTGGGGAAGAGATAATACTGAGCAACCCAAAATTTGTCCAGTAGTTAACGAGTACATAAGATATATCCTAAGTATTAAAGAAGATCCACATAAACTAATGGCACACATATATGTTCGTCATATGGGAGATTTGAGTGGCGGACAAATGATTAGCCAGCGTGTTCCAGGTAGTGTAAAATTCTATAAATTTAACGGCGACACAGAAGAAATTAAAAATGCTATTCGCACAAAGCTAGATGATAGTATGGCAGACGAAGCCAAAGTTTGTTTTGATTTTGCCACAAAATTATTTGAACAAATGATGGATGTTGCCAAAGACTATGAGTGAAAGCAAAGTTTGGGATACACTAATTGATATTCAACATTTACTCGAAGATTCGTTCAATCGCACAGGCACAGAAATACAAGAGCCTGGAATGGATCGTTTTAATCAGCCTGGTTGGGTCAATCGCGTCTGGACCAGTAGCTCTTATCGTCGCGCTCATATTGATGTCGTAGACGCTAGAGAAACTAAAGGTTTGTGGATGATGCATTGTTGCATTTTCCCACATACGCACAATCCTGCTCCTATTTACGGGTTCGACGTTGTAGCTGGTCGTAATAAAATGACTGGCTGTTTTCATGATTACAGCGCCGCAGGTGATACACTTCATCCTATGATTGAATGGTTTGGTGAGTATGTAGAACGTCTAGAATGGCGTAAACCACGCGAACTACCTGACTGGGCCAAGCGCATTTTTAGCCCGCATATGGTAGCTGCTGGCAACGTCAAAGACGAAACAGAGCTGGATCAAATTACACAAATGGCTAGAGATACTCTATCTCATTATCTAGCTACAGTAGCAGAAACAAATAACACAGTTTTAGATACTACTACACATCAGAACTATTACTGCGATAATCAGAAACAAAACCCGCATACACCCCGTGTAATGGCCAGCTTAGGGCTAGACGAAGAGGACGTTCGGGTTTTCATTCAGGAATGTCTATTCCCAGAAATCGCATAAATATTACACTATGCGATTTACCGACCTAAAAACACTTTCAAATAGCCTTTTTGAAATGGCTGCAGCTGCGCTGGATGACTTAAAAAGCGTTATTGCATCTAAAATTAAAGAACTGCCAGCAGACGAAGGCACAGTAAAAACTCTAAGAGAAATTGAGGATCTTTTGCGTGATGTAAACGCAGGCGGAAGATTAGGGTTAATCAACAAAGATCTAGCATCAGTTGACGATCCTGCTGTTAATGCTTCTCAGCGTATGTTGGCACGTTATATTATGAGTATAGAGTCTACTCCAGAAGAACGTAATGAACTTTTTACACTATGGAGAAAAGATGCTCTGGTAAACAAAAAGCAGTTATTCAGTGGTGATAGAGTTAGCTTTGCTGAGGTCTTTAACGGTTACAGTAATAACAAATTAATTGAAGAACTAGTAAATGACGTAATGGAAGTCAACAGGCTAGGACACGGTAAGGGAGAATTTGGCCTTAATGTTCTAAGTAAAAGTATAAATTATCCAGAAGGTACTAAGGGCGATTTAATCTTAAACTGGAATGGAAAAACTTATCAAGTTGAAGTAAAAACTTCTTCAGTTACTGTTAGTGTTGATCCTGAAACAGGAAAAGAAAAAGTTAGCAAAAGTTCTGCTAGATTTGGAGATCAGGAAGTAAGTCCAGCAGTTGGATTTGAACAAGCAGGTAAAGAATTAAATGATTTTGTCAGTGGTATTGGTGCATATAAAAATCGAAAAGGTTTCAAAATTTCAGGCTTGAGTGGTTACGGAGTTAACCTTAATAAAGCTGTCAATTTTATGCAAAACTCAACTCCGGAAGATCAGAAAAAGTTTATGGGACTTGCAAGAAAGTGTATTTCGTTAATATTTGGAAATTTCCCCAAAGACAAACCAGCTCGTAAAGATTACACCGTTCGTCTCAAAAAGAATGTTAATGAAATTCTAGATGCTATTGAATCCGGAAATGCACAACAAGCTGCCCAAGCCTATGCTAGAGCTAGTTTTAACTACTACATGGCACGTAAACACGATGATGGTGTTTTATACATTGATTTAGGTGCAAAAACTTTTGTATGGTATAATAGTGCAGAAGCTTTACGAGAAAAGGGCCTACGCTTCCATGCTGACACCATTTCTATTAGCGCAACAAAAGACCCAGGAAGAGCAGTATATCCACAGATCTATGTAGAACCAAGTACCTTTGGCGGCGAACGAGCAGGCAAAGAACTTAAAAAACTAAAAGTTGGCAAACGTACTAACATGGAAGAGTTTAAAACTCAGATGTTAGGATGGGCTACACGATTTGCTAACATAAGAAATGTCACAAATCAGCGTATTATTCACAAAATGGCAATTAGGGCAATTGAAATGAGATTGCAGGGATTAGAAACTGAAGACATTATCAACACACTGGAACAAGAAATTCCTCAATTACAGGTAGCAAAACCTCGTCAATTAACTCAGCAACCTGCACAGACAACACCGCCTGCTGCAGAGCCTCAAACTGCTGTAGCACCGCAACCTGCCACAATTTAATCTAAGTATATAATTCGCTTCTACCCTGGTGTAAATACTATACCGGGACATCGGGAGCGAATCATGAAGTTCAAACTTTACGTACTAGGTACGGTATTGTTGTCAGTGTACTCGACAGTACAAGCAGAATTAGTACACCAATTTCAAAGTCCAGCCTTTATTCCAGGTAATGGGTTTAGTCAGCACGTTCTTTCTATCTATCAACTAGAAGAAAACAAAAAGAAAGAAATCAAAGCAGACGAAGCAGCAGCAATAGCCAAAGCAGAAGCAGCTGCTAAACAAACAAACCTAAGCAAATTCCTAGTTAACGTAGAAGCACGTATCTATGCTCAGTTGTCTAAGCAACTGGCAGACCAAATGTTTGCCGAAGGTACTGGTAATAGCGGTACTATGAACTTCCAAGGAACAAATATTAGTTGGGTAAAAACAGGTACAGACGTTACCCTTACTATCATAGAAGCAAATGGTAGTAGAACTGAAATTGTTGTACCTATTGCGAGCTTTGCATTCTAATGAAACGAGCACTCTTAAGCCTTTTGATTGTAACAGCACTATCAGGTTGTGCCAGCATCCATATGGAAGCGGCTAAAGAAGAACCTGTGGCTTTACAACCTAAAGAAAACTTAGTAAGTAAATTGCCAGAATTAGACGGCCCAGCAATAACTATAGCGGTTTACGGATTCCAAGATAAAACAGGGCAAATGAAGCCCAATGATAGATTAGCTGTGTTCTCAAAAGCAGTAACACAGGGTGCTGAAGTATTCCTAATTAAATCACTTCAGGACTCAAAGAATTGGTTTAAGGTGGTTGAACGTGTCGGACTAGATAACCTGATTAAAGAAAGACAATTGATTCGCAACCAACGGGAAGTTTATGAAGGTAAAGATGCTAGACCCCTTAAGCCAATGACTGTAGCAGGAGTCATGATTGAAGGTGGTATCATTGGTTTTGACTCCAACATTCGCTCTGGTGGTAACGGAGCGAGATTCTTAGGTATTGGCGGAAGCCAACAGTATCGCGTTGATGAGATTGTAATTAGTCTGAGATTAGTCAGTGTAAACAGCGGTGAAGTCTTGCTTACTAATGCTGTGAGTAAAACAATCTACAGTACACAACACAACGTAGGAGTACTACGTTTTGTTGATGCAGGAACTAAAGCATTAGAATTAGAAAATGGTTCGGCACTAAACGAGCCAACTACCTATGCTGTTCGTGTGGCTATTGAGCAGGCAGTGTATGATATGATAGTTGAGGGTGAAAAGAAAGGTTTATGGAGATATAAAAAACCTAAACCAGTAGTAGAGACTGCGCCTGCAGCAGTCCAGGAAAAAAAGGAGGTTAAGAACGATGAGTTGGTACAACCGCAAACCGCACCGTCATCCCAAAGAGCCCCAGAGCCCGCACCTGCCCCACAGGACGAGCCCAGCATCAGAAAGAATAATGACGGAAACAAAGGAGAGGACGTCTCCAAAGCAAATGAAGAAAAAATAGTATCTGGGTCAATAATGTATTTGAAAGATCATTATTACGTAAGAAAAATAGACAGCGATAAGAGTACAAAAGTTTGGTTTTTTGATAAAGGGACAGAAGTAGTAGTAACGGCCCACAATCAAGAATGGAGTACCGTTAAGAGTAAAGACGGCAAAGGTGGGTTCGTAAGGAATGAAATGCTTACAGCGAGCAAACCTTAAGGAGTAGAGTAAGCATGGAGGAGCGCAATAAAAACAATAACATGGACGCATTAACAAACTTTAACTTGCGTCCGGAGCGAATAAAATGACTAAAAGAAAGACAGGCCATGGCGGGGTGCCGAGAAAATTACTCGCAATTCTAGTAGCGGCTGCAATGCCACTATCGGGAGCGTTTGCCAATGATGTTTACGTAGATCAAATTGGTGATAATTCATCAGTTTCTATCACGCAAACAGGTGCTGGTAACTTAGTCAACGGTAATGTTGGCGGCAACGGTAACGCAGACGATGCGGCATTGATTAAAGGTGATCTTAATAATGTTACCATCAGCCAAATTGGTGCAAGTAACACCGTTAGCTTAATTATCAACAATGAGTCAAACGGAACTGGTTCAACTGTTGTTATATCAGCAGACGGTAGCAACAACAATCAAACTATTGGTTGTGGTACTGCATTAAGCTCTAGTTGTAATGCCAGTGTAATTAGGTCTGAAATAACAGGTAATAACAATAATACAGTACAAACTTTAAGTGGTGGAGTTGTAAAAAGTACCATTGCAATTAATGGCAACTATAACAACGTAACCCATAGTGCATCAGGAGTAGGACAACATTCGGGTGAAATAACAGTTTCTGGTAGCGGCTCAAGCACTATTGCTAATGCTGTAACTTTGACACAGAGCGGAGTATTTGCTAAAAATGCAGTCATTACTAGCAACGGTTCTAATAACAACGTTACTGTTACTCAGTCCGATTAATAGCATTGCCGGCGTCGGCAAAGTTACTGAACAGACTGGTCCTACAGAAATTATTCGAGATAAAAAATCAATCTCGGCGAGCTTAAACACAGGGGTAGAAATGAACGACACAGTTAGTACAGCTCGCGCTAAGGCTGAACTAACTTTTGAAGACAAGACCACAGTTAAACTTACAGAGCATAGTAAGATGGTCATTGATGACTTTGTTTATGATCCAAAAAAAGGCTCAGGCAAGTTAGCACTAAACATGGCACTAGGTACTGCACGATATGCCAGCGGACAGATTGCTAAAAACAATCCGCAACAGGTAGCAATAAAAACACCCACAGCCAGTATCGCTGTTCGAGGCACAGACTTTTCAATGACTGTAGACGAACTAGGAAGAAGTTTAGTTATGCTTCTTCCTAGTTGCGATGCTAAAGGGTGTGTTACTGGAGCGATTGAAGTTAGAAACTTGGCAGGAGTAGTGTTGCTTGATGTTCCATATCAAGCAACACTAGTCAATAGCGCCTATACATCGCCCACCGACCCTGTAGTAATTAAAATTGATCAAGCTAATATCAACAACATGTTAATCATCAGCAAACCAAAAGAAGTAGCAGATGCTGAAAGTGCAGGCACAGTTAAGAAAGAAAAAGGATTATTAGATTTTAATGAACTAGATGTTGACCTTTTAAAGTATTCAAAGTTAGACGAAAACGCATTGGATAAAAAATCGTCTTTAGATCGAAACGATTTAGATGCAGACTTACTAGCTTTTAATTCTTTAAATGAATTAGACAGACAAAATGCATCTTTACTATCTAACGAATTAGATAATCCAATATTACCTGGATATTCATCAAATAAATCATTAGGATTATTATATTATTTTAATGATGATCAGACTAAAGTAACATTGTACAAAGCAGGCAGTCATAATGCCACAGTGACATTTGATACCACTAAGAATGCCACTCTTACGCTTAACCAGAGTGGCCAACAAATTATACAAAACGTGAATAAAGGTTCAACAAGCGTTGTTTCTATTACACAAAATTAACCACTATGTTAATTTAATACTGTAGTACATTAAATAAAAATACTAACACCGGGAGCGAAATCGGTATGAAACTTAACAAACTAGCCATGGCCATGGCTTTAGCAATGTCTGCCCTAACAGCGAAAGCAGATATATCCGACGGCCAATTCAGTACAAATCAGATTTTTGACGTACAATACTATTGGAGCGGAACGACACTAAACGCTTCAAATTTTATTGCACCGTATGACATGAACTTCCAGCATCCAACAGTTGGTGCTGGACAGTATTTTAAATTTTTCCCAAGCACAACTAATCCAGGAACATATGGACTAGGATTGTATAACAGTGATGGAACACGAGCACAGATAGTACACAATACCGGTACACTACAGGCTATTGGACCAGATGCATTGTTTTACATTGGTTCTGGTTTCTTTGGAACTGTAATTACTACATCTGCAGGATACAGTTACGGACAAAGTGCAAGTTTTGCCAGTATGGACACCAGTGTATCGACATCAGATATGACCAGCTATACTTGGGCAAGTACTACTCCTTTGAGCGCAGGACAAACTGCAAGCTCAACACCTAGTACTCCAGCACCAAGCGGACCTAACTATGTTGCAGTTACACAACCAACAGTTACCTCAGTAACACCAACAAGTACAAATAGCCCCCCAGGCGAAACTGCTGAGAATGCTATTGATGGTAATCCATCGACTAAGTATCTAAATTTTGACCGTGCCAACGCAGGCTTCACAATTAAACTACAGTCAGCACAAGTGTTACAAGGTATTAAGTTTACCACAGCTAACGACTTTCCAGATAGAGACCCAAGCAAGTACAGCCTATATGGATCTAACGACGGTGTAAACTGGACAACTATTGTTAATGCAGCAAGTATTACATTGAGTAATAGTCGTTACACACAATCTAGTATGTACACGATTACTAACACTAATCCATACTTTTACTACTTTATTACATTCCCAGACATTAAAGCCAGCGCCAGTTATGCTGATATTAATGCCTGCGGATTAGCTTGCGACAGCGTACAGATTGGTGATGTAGAATTTATCTACGATACAAACTTTGCATTTACAGCGCCAACAGATACTGGTACAGGTACTATTGCTAACCCAGGAACAGCGGGTAGTGTATCAGATATGGCAGTTCCAGTAGTTGGGCCGCAAGCCGTTACAGTAGCAAGTGGCTCAACAGGTACTAATGCTAGTGGATCAACAACATTGTCAGTTACTAATGCTGGAACATACACCAACGATGGTACAAATGGAGATGTTACAAATAGCGGAACATTTACTAACAATGGAACAACTGGCGCAGTAACTAATACAGGTACGTTCAATAATAATGGAACAACTGGTAACGTATCTAATAGTGGCACATTTAACAATGACGGCACAACTGGTACAGTTACTAACCACGGTACATTTAACAACGGTGTTACAGGAACAACTGGTGCTGTTTCAAACCATGGAACATTTAACAACAGTGGTTCTGTTACAACATTTGAAAACGCAGGTACGCTAACCAATAACTCCAGCGGAACAATTGGTACGTTAGCATACAATAACCACATTGTTAATAACAATGGCACTATTAACACAATTACGTATAACGGTGGCACAGTAAACAATCACGGTACAATTGGTAGCATCAACAACAGTGAAGCACACGGTACATTCCATAACGACGGAACAGTAACTGGTAACGTAACAACAAACAGTACATTCAACAATAATGCTACTGGTATTGTTCAAGGGACATACGCTAACACTGGTACATTAAACAACGCTGGTACAGTTGGTGCTGTTTCTAACGATGGTACATTTAACAACTCAGGCACAGCAGGCGCAGTCACACTTGTAAGCGGATCATTTACTAATACAGGTTCAGCCGCAAGTGTTGACAATACAGCAGGTTTGACATTCACTAACGGTGGTACAATTACTGGAGCATTAACTAATGCTGGTACAGTAACTAACAACGGTAACGTTGGTAGTGTTAACAATACTGGTTGGTTCACTAATGCTGTAAATGCTATTGTAGGGTTCGTTGCAAATAGTTTAAACTTTACAAATAACGGTACTGCTGGCGATGTTACAAACACAGGTACTATGACTAATAGTGGAACAGCTGGTGTTATTACAAACAGCGGAACACTAACACAAACTGGTGGAACTGCATCTGTTAATAACACAGGCACATTTACAATGACTGGCGGCACACTAGGATCATATACACAAACTGCTCCAGGCATTACTGTAATGAGCGTCAATCAACCAATATTAGTAACTGGTGCGGCTTCTTTGGGCGGCGGCATATCAATCAACGACGTGCCAACAGGCTATGGTAGATATACTGTATTAACAGCAGGTAGTGTAAATGGTACATATGATTCAATCAACAGCACCAGCAACTACCTACGTTATAGTCTAACTGATGTTAAACTTTATGTCACTCCAGATGCATCGGCTACTCAGTCAAGTATTAATGCTACAAGCAGCAACTTAGCCAACGCATTCAACCTACAGTCAAATGTTGTAACAACAGCACTAGGCAGCGACTGTGCTGTGTTTGGTGCAACAGGTGCATGTGTAGGAGTTAACTTAGGAATGAATAAAGCCAGTAGCGGTGATTTGTTCAACGGTGGTGTAACTGTTGCTAAGAAAATTAACGATAACTGGAGAGTAGGCGTTGTAACTAATGCACCGTTCAACAATCCAACTATTGGCAACGTAAGTCAATCAAGTGATCCTGCTTATGGTTTATTTGCAACATGGACTAAAGAACGTTTAAGTGTTCAAGGTAGTGCGGCATTTAATCAAGGCACAATGACCATTACAAGAAACGGACCAGAAACAGGTGTTGGTAAAATGGCAGTAGACAACAAGGCTTATCAATTGAAGGCAAGCTATGTTGTTCCTGTAAACGAAACAGTATCTGTTACTCCTTACATTGGTGTTCGTTATGTAGAGTCTAACTATGGTGGATATACTGAGCAAGGACCAGTGTTCCCACTAACAGTAAACAGTACTACTCGTAATGCTACAAGTGCAATCGCAGGCGTAAGCGTAGCAAAGCAACTAACAGAAAAACTTAGTGGCAATGTTGCAGTCGGTGTCACACAAAACTTAACTGGACAGTCAGCAACGTTTAAAGGAACAAGCGAAATTGGCGGACTTGCTACTTTCACAAATAATATCCCAAGTAACGGATCTGTTAACCCAAGCGTAAGTGCTGGTGTATCGTACAGCATCGACAAAACAACTAAAGTTGGTGCAAACGTTGGTTGGCAAGCTAAAGGGTCTAACGCAAACATTGGCTCAATTGGTATTAGTCTAACTAAAGGTTTCTAAAACTGTTTGACAAAAATAGCCCGCTTCGGCGGGCTTTTTTTACGATAAATAATTTATGATGAAAAAAATCTTATTAAGCCCTTGGACTGCTCTACTAACTCTAGCTTTAGTAGTGGGCATACGTGTTGCAGATCCTAGTTTTGTAGAAAATGTTCGTCTAAAATACTTTGACGAATTAATTACCAGCAAAGCGCCTACAGAAAACAATGTTTATACTGTGAACATAGATGAGGACACAATAACTAAGTACGGACAGTTTCCGTTTCCAAGAGATGTTTACGCTAAGATTATCGAAGACTTGTATAAAAGAAATGCTGGGTTAGTTGTGTTCAACGTACTATTATCTGAAGAAGATAGGTTTGGTAAAGACAAAGTATTAGCAGACACACTAAGTCGTTATCCTGTAATACTGCCAAATACTCCAGAGAATAAAAATAAGAACATTCCACGTAAACCTAGCACCGCAGTAATAGGCGCAGAGAATAGTCATGTAATTACACAGTATGGCGGAATCATCGCCAATACACCAATTTTAGAAAGCCGTGCTGTAGGCACAGGAACTATACACACTGAAGAAGAAAATGACAATGTTGTAAGGCGTATGCCTTTAGTAGTTGCAGTAGATGGTGTAGTTTATCCTAGTTTGGCTATGGAAGCATTACGTGTGGCCGCAGGAGATAGTACAACACAGATAAAGCTAAATGAAAACGGTGTTGAAAAAATGCGTATTCCAAAGTTTGGTCCTATAACAACAGACAATAAAGGTCGCGTATGGATTGATTGGAGTCAGCGCAGTCGAGCAGTATCCGCGGCAGACTTGCCAAAAGATTTTGCAGGCGCAGTAGTCATTGTAGGCGTTGCTGCTACGGGCTTAGGAAATCCTGTTCCTACTCCGGTTAAAGGCACCTGGCCTCAAGATGTTCAAGCCGCTGTGTTAGGCACAATGTTTAACGGAGTTAACATACAGAGGCCTGACTATGCAGATGGTGCAGAGATACTGGCTATTGTATTAGCCGGTGTGATTTTATTGTTTTTAACGAGGTATGTTTATGTTGGTTTGGCGACGACCGTTATTATTGCTGGCGGCAGTTATTTTGCTAGTCAGTATGCTTTCAATAACTTTTTATTCTTATTTGACATTACTGCCTTTGCAAGTGGCACAGTCTTGGTCGCTTTGCACGCCTACGGTGTCAAGTTTGTCTCAGAGTTCTTACAAAAGCAAGCCATAAAGAAACAGTTTGCTGGTTACTGTAGTAAAGAAGTAGTAGAGATGCTACAGAAAGATCCAGATTTAATCAAGCGTGGTGTACGTAAAGATGTAAGTGTTATGTTCAGCGACCTACGTGGATTTACTCCGATTGGTGAACACTACGGTGATGATGTTGCCGGCTTAGGCAAATACATGAACGGTTATATGGATGCTATCTCAAAGCCTATCATGGACAACAAGGGCATGGTTATCAAGTATGTAGGCGATGCATCAATGCACATACACGGTGCTCCTATTGAAGATCCTAACCATGCTCGCACAATCGTTGCTGTTGGCTTGCAAATGTTAGATGCTGTTGATGCTTATACTAAGGAGATGGAAGCACAAGGCTTACCACCTGCGGCAATGGGGTGGGGTTGTAACACAGGCATTGGCTTTATTGGTGAAATGGGTTCAACTGATAGACACAGTTATGACATCTTAGGCGACATGGTTTCGACAGCCGCACGTTTAGAAGCACGTTGTAAAGCCTACGGTGTGTTATGCATTATTGGTGCAGAAACATACAACCGTACTAAAGATGATTTCTTCTACTTGTGTATTGACAACTTACAACCTAAAGGCAAGTCGGTAGCAGATTTAATCTATACAGCATTACGTCCTAATGGCGAAGATTGGAGTAAAGACTTAGAACGTTACAATAAGATGCAACAGTTGTATAGAGAAAAACAGTTTGATGCAGCCGCTATTATATGTGGCGAATTAAAAGGTACATTTGGCGGACAAATGGACAAGTACTATAAGATTTGGATTGAACGTTGCGAGTTTATGAAGCAACAGGATTTACCAGATAATTGGAACGGCGAATTCGTCGCACACGAGAAATGATGTATACTCCGTTGGATTGGTGGGTTGACTACAGCGTATGGTTGATGCTACAATATAAATTCATGGTTCCGGCTATGATGATTGGTTACAATGACGATATGCAGGACTATCTCAAACATTTTAGCTTGAACGGAATAAAACGTTTTAGTATCTGCCAATAATGAAAAAAATTATATTATCATTGTTAGTTCTGTTGCCCCTGATGGCAAAGTCTCAGCCAATCACAGCAACCTCTTGGCTAGTAGCTGATGAAAAAGGCGATATAATAGACAGTCAAAATATGCATCAACAGAGAAGCATAGCCAGTATTACAAAACTTATGACTGCTATTGTTGTGTTGGATGCTAATCAAAACTTAGACGAATATATCAAACCCTATACTAGACGTGAATTACTATATCTAGCATTAGTGCATTCTGATAACCATGCCGCAGAACTACTGTGTAAACACTATCCAGACGGTAGACATGCTTGTATCCGAGCAATGAATGAAAAGGCAAGATATTTGGGCATGATTGACAGTAAGTTCACCGATCCCACTGGCTTGGGTGTAATGAATTATAGTACTGCTTACGATTTAGTAAAACTAGTACAAACTGCCGAGCACTATCCTACCATCGTTGAATCAAGCAAGATGAGTGAAGTAAAGATACGAAATAAAAAGCGCACGGTAGTTTTTAGAAATACTAATCCACTAGTAGCTACTAAAAATTTTGTTGTAAGTAAAACTGGATATATTCGTGCTGCCGGCGGATGTATAGTTATGATGGTAGAAACAAACATAGGACGCCGTATTGTTGTCCTATTAAACAGCAAGAATACACGTACACGTATCCCTGAAGCGTTTCAATTAGCTACTAATTTCTAATAGTTGCTAATCTCATTTTTTCTAGAATCTTTATATACATCCAACCAATATCAAATTCAAACCAGCGTTTATTAAATTTAGCACTGACACCGTTGCCATGATGATTGTTGTGTAGTTCTTCCCCACCAATCCAGATGCCCCAAGGTATTAAATTACGTGAAGTGTCCTTGACTTCGTAATTACGATACCCCCACCAGTGTGCAAGACCGTTTATCACGCCTGCAGCCCAGAAAGGAATCCACAGCATCTGAACTCCCCACACAATAAACCCAATAGGACCAAAGAACAATAAGTCTATGACTAGCATTAAGAGAATTCCTAATAAGGGGTGGGGAGTATAAACTCGACGTTCGATCCAGTCGTTAGGAGTTCCTATACCTAGTTTCATTACTTCTGGATCTTTTTTTGCCTTAACATACAAGAACGCTCCGCCGAACAACACACGCCATATGCCATGTATTTTTGGACTGTGCGGGTCTGCAAGTGTGTCGCTTGCCTGATGATGCTTGCGATGAACAGCGACCCATTCTCGAGTATTCATTCCAGTAGTTAACCATAACCATAAACGCATGAAATGACTAATCACTGGATGAAATGATACTGCTCTGTGTGCTTGACTACGATGCAAATACAGCGTAACACAAGCAATAGTGATTTGTACCATCACCAAGGTATAGATTATAATAAGCATATTAATGGAATTGATCCGCCTCCGTTGAGTGTTTGTTTGCTACAGTACTCGTTGCCCCAACTGCTTCGCTAATTAAATCAAAGTAGCCAACGCCAACTTCACGTTGATGTTTAACAGTTGTAAAGCCACGTTCTTGTGCGGCAAACTCACGTTGTTGCATTTCACTGTAACCAGCCATACCACGTGCCTTGTATGCTTCTGCTAGTTCAAATGTTGCTAGGTTAACAGAGTGGAAACCTGCTAGTGTAATAAATTGGAACTTATAACCAAGCTCACCTAGTTCACGCTGGAATGTTTCACACTCTTCTACAGATAAAAACTTGCGCCAATTAAAACTAGGACTGCAATTATAAGCCAACATTTGGTCTGGAAACTCAGCATGTATAGCATCGGCGAATTTCTTAGCCTGTGCAATATCAGGTGTACTAGTTTCGAACCATAAGAGATCAGCGTAAGGGGCATAAGCA